TCCAGATACTGTACGAAATAATGCCAGGAGAGGAATAGAGCTAAATGAGAAGCAAGGGAATAAGTGCGCAACGCAGGTGGGCAAAATTCGTGCACAGCAGCTCTCACAGGGCGAAAAGGTATCAATGGCTGTGATTAAACGCATGTACAGCTATTTATCCAGAGCTGAGGTATACTATGAGCAGGGAGATCCTGAGGATTGTGGATATATCTCCTATTTATTATGGGGAGGCAAAGCTGCTAAAGACTGGGCAGAGTCAAAGATAAAATAGAACATTGAAATATAATAGAGTGTAACGCTTATGGCATATAGTGAAGAATTTATATTGAACCTAGAGAAACTAGCTCAAGAGTATGTAAAGGAATGTTTATCCCATACTAGAGAAGTAGTGACTAATAAAGGAGATATTGTTTATGTCCAGGATAGGCATATACCTACTATAGGATATTTTTTAAGTATATGGATTCCTATCATTAAAGATGATAAAACTATATCTAGGGATACTTACTATAGATGGCTAAAAGAGACTGATGGAAACCCCGTTAAGTCTGACACTATAAAAAAGATAGATGATCTCTTTAATAGGTTAGCTAAGGATATAGTAGCCAATGAAGGAAAGGGAATCTTCTACGCTAAGAATGCTCTAGGGATGCATGATAAGCAGCATATAGAGAATAAGAATGTAGAGAAATTTGACTTCGATAGTTAATTATCTCTATATTTGTATACTCTTTTTTTTATAGATCACGAAAGGTTAGATTAAACAAAGGGAGTCTAACTAGATTCCCTATTGTATTTATGTCGAAAACGATCAAAGGATATAAACCCCATGACAACCAGAGACTGATTCATGACAGCATTAATCATGGAGAATACAAGTACTATGCTCTGAATATAGGGAGGCAGTTTGGCAAAACTATGCTGGGGATTAATCAGATGCTGTACTGGGCCATAAATGATAGAGGCTGTAATATTGCCTGGGTTACTCCAGTCTATAAGCAATCAAAGAAAGTATTTGATGAGATGGAGAAAGTCACCAGGGGGAGCGGTCTCTTTGAATTCCACAGATCTGATCTCTGGATAAAAGGCTTCGGTAGTACAATTCAATTCTTCTCAGGAGAGAAACCTGATAATATCAGAGGGAATACATTTGATTATCTGATAGTGGATGAGATGGCCTTCACTAGAGCTGAGCTATGGGATGAAGTCCTATCTGCTACGGTCCTAGTCAAAGGTAAGAAAGTGATATTCATCTCTACTCCAAAAGGTAGGAATCACTTCCACAGGATCTGTATGCAGCATAACTATGATGAGAGGTACAAGTACTTTCATTTCACCAGCTTTGAGAATCCTTTGATAGATCATCAGGATTTAGAGGAGAGGAAGAGGTCACTACCAGATCATATCTTCAGACAGGAGTATCTGGCAGAATTCATAGATAATGCTTCTGGCATCTTCAGGAATGTTAAGGACTGCATAGGCAAAGGAGAGAAAACGGGCAGGATGTATGGAGGCTTAGATATAGGCAGGGCAGATGATTACACTGTGCTCACAATCATGAATGATAAAGGGGAGCAGGTAGCAGTGGAGAGATGGAGGCATGAGGAGTGGAGCAGGATCATTGACAGGGTAGCTGAGGCCATAAGGAAATGGAATGCTCTCACATTGGTAGAGGTGAATAACCAAGGAGATGTATTCTATGAGATGCTTCAGCAGAAGTGCCGTAACCTAGTAGAGCCATTTGTCACTACTTCAGCCAGTAAGCCTGTGCTGATAGAAGATCTAGCTGTGAGCTTTGAACAGAAGGAGATTAGAATACTTGATCATCAGTGGCTAGTTGACGAGCTCGAAGCTTTTACCTATATTTACAATGTGAATACTAGATCAGTAAAATACTCAGCTCCTGATGGGATGCATGATGATGGAGTGATAAGCACAGCTCTAGCATGGCACTGCAGGAAGCACTATAGTAAGAGAGGACAATATAAAATATTAAGAGCATGAAAATTAATGTACCTAGCAGCCTAAAGGAATGCAGACCAGATCAGTGTGTTAAGTGGCTGTACTTAGCTCCATTTATCCAGCAGCAGAAGGATGCCTCACTAAGTAATCTCCTGGACTTCCAGGTGCAGATGGTTAGTATCTTCTCAGATCTGCCAGTAAGCAAAGTGAAGAAAGCTCATGTAGATGATGTGCTTAAGATCTCAGAGCATCTATTCACTATGCTGGCACAATATGACAAAGCAGAGCCTGCAGAGATAGTGGAGATAGAAGGTAAGAGGTACAGATTCGAGAAGGACTTCTCACTGATCAGCACTGGGCAGATCATAGATCTTAAACTGATAGAGAATGTCAATGAGTCACCTGCAGAAGCTCTGGCTATATGCTACATTGAGGAAGGTCTTGAATACTGCCAGGAAGATGAGAGAGGCAGAGTGCTCAATCCCAATAAGCAGAGGGAGGAGATATTTAAGAGGAGCTTTCCTGGGGATGAATTTATGAATTTCTTTAGTTTTTTTTTGCACAATTACAGGGAGCGGAGTCTCGCTATGTTGGGGATACAACTGATGAGGATGAAGATACAGGAGAAGAAAATCAAAGCGAACTTATCCAAAACTCTGAATGGTTTAACTGGACCAAAATCCTCCTCAGTTTGGCAGAAGCTCTCAACAAAGATGTGGATCAAATCACGAAACAGCCGTACGTGAAGAGCTTATTCTGGATGAATTACTTCAGGCTTAAATCAGAACAAGAATACATAAATATTAAGCATGGCTGATCTCGATTTCTTAGATTCATTAGGCTTAACTGATAGTGAGCTAGAGCAGCCTCAGACTGCTTATGATAAGCTCATTCTCAATATTGCCAACCAGGTAACTAAGGATTTTAAGACTTACATTCAGCAGAACGTCTCCAATAGTGGAGAGATGGCACAGTCAATAGTTTACTTTCCTACTGGGAAGATGAGCTTTGAGATCCAGGCAGTAGATTACTATAAATTCCAGGATCAGGGAGTCAGTAGTATTGATGGGAATAAATTCCCTAGTCCTTACAGCTTTAAGTTGCCATATGTAACTAAGAGCCATGCAGTAGCTTTGCAGAAGTGGAAGGGATATGATTTGAGTCATGCCTATGCTTCAGCATATGTGACTAAGCATAAGTATGGCATTAAGCCTAGGAATATAACAGATGCTGTGATGAGTGATAAGGTCCTAGATCAGATAGCTTCAGATCTGGCAGAGGTTACTGGCTTAATCTTTACAGTTAAATTTGAAAAAAATACTAAGCAATGGCAGTAACTATATACCAGGAGCCTCAGTTAATATCTCCAGTTAATAACTTTCTTACATTCACATTTGATAGTGATCAGACTGCTCAGGCAAATTTCAGCTATTATGTAGAGCTTTATGTGAATAGCTCCTTTCATTCAGCACATACTATATTCCCAGAGAATGGAATATTTGCTAAGTTTGACGTGAGTCAATTGCTTAAGCCATACTGCGAGAGCTTAATACCTGATTCGCTGATAGAGCAGAACTATGATGCTACTCTAGTGCAGTATGCTATAGTGGTTTATGAGAAGTATGGTACTCCTCCAATTACTCAGGCCTCAGCTACGAGTACTACATTATTCGCATTCAATGGATCATTAAGATATCCAGACTTTATCCAGTGGGATTATTCAATATATGATGCATCATCTACTCAGGATAGCTTATTTTTGACTAGCTTCCCTAGATCTCAGAAAGCATATGTAAGAGATGGAGAGGCTTTTTACTTAGGTACGTTTATTTCTACTCCAGCTCCTTCTACATTATTCATAGAATTACTGGATATATCTGGAAGTACTATAGCATCAGATAGCTATGGCCTGCTAGGTACTAATACTTTCACTTTGTTTAATGTAGGACCAAATGCAATTATAAATAATACTACAATAACTCAGGCAGATTTTGACCAGTGCTATAGATATTATGTGTATGTAGACTATTCAGGAGCCAGTACTTCAGAGACTTTTTTCATTTATTATGATCATGACTGTGCCAGATATGATGTTCAGAGACTACACTGGTTGAATAAGTATGGCGTATGGGATAGCTTCAGCTTTAAGCTAGTATCTCAGGATAGCACTAATATCACTGCTGTGAATTATAATCAGATGCCTGGAGCCTGGAGAGATGAGCTATACAGCTATTCTCTCAATAATGGAGATAAACGTACACTGATTAAAAGAGCTGAAGATAGTCTACTGCTTAACAGTGACTGGATGCCAGAGACAGTGCAGAACTGGCTAGTAAGAGAGCTCTATGAGTCTTCTGTAGTTTACTTAGATCTAGGAGGGAATGCTCTGGAGCTTCTCAATATCACTAATACAGCTACAGTATTAAAGCAGAAGAGGAAGGATGGCTTAATCCAGGAGCAGGTATCAGCAGATAGAACATACATAAGCTACTCACAATTGACATAGATGGAGCTATTTATCAATAACATACCAGTAGACTTAAATGATAGAGTCCCTTTCCCATTTACA